CCGAATAAAAGAAAGGTAAAAGACAATGACAAATAGAGCTTTAGAAATAGAAACAAAACCTATTGATTGTTTCGCAGCATATGACGCGACAATTAGCGTTGATTGGTTAATTGGTATTGGCGGTCATATGGAAAAGAGAAAGATCGGATTTGTTGGTTTTTATTGTTCATATGATGAAAGCATAAGCTTATTTCGCGCGCGCGTTTTGAAAGCATATGACGCAATAAATAAAACTTATCAGAATTGGCCGGATGGGGAAATACAATCTTCAATCATATTTTGTCGAGAAGACGTGAATATATCATGACGGAAAAGATATTTAACGCGATTGTTTTGGCAATCATGGCAATATTTGGATTAATACATGAATTGATTAAGGGACTGTAACGGTCCCTTTCTTTTTGTCTTTCGCGCGGTTTATCCGCGTTTTTTTTGTGTCTTTCCCTATTGTATACTAAACTTGGCAATTGTTCTTGATTGTACTTAATCAATACAATGGCATACAATTGCGGGTCCTTTGCATACAATTGCCCTGCGGGTACGCGCGAGGCACGATTTATTTCTAGTGGTAGGGGTCATATAAGGGGGGTGACGCTAGATGTAGTCTTGTCAGGCCATACATGCTATTGTTATGATATCTTCGCACTAGAAAGGGCTAAAAATGGCATCTCAGAGCGAAATATCGTCAAAACTTGGAATAAATGTGGCAACATTCAAGGATTTTGTGGCGCGTGGCATCATTGAAGAGCGGGATCGTGGTCAATACACGCTAGAAGAATGCGCAAAGCAGTATCTTAGTCACTTGCGCGAGATTGCAGCAGGTCGCATGACAACTGACGGACTTAATCTTGCTGACGAAAGAGCGAGGTTAGCCAAGGAGCAAGCTGACGCCAAAGAGATGGAAAACATGGTAGAACGAGGTGAGCTGCTCTATATGGATGATGTGATCAAAGACTTTGAGGAGCAATTAATGATTTGCAAGACAAAGCTTTTGGCGACACCAACAAAGATCGCGGCTGAAGTATTCTCATCGCGTGATGTGCAAGAAGTTAAGGAAATCATGGAAGAAGCAATTAAGGACGCATTAAGTGAATTGGTCGGATACCGTCAGAAAGACGCAGCGTAAGAAGTTTCAGCAGCGTTTGCAGCAGGCGATGCGTCGTGCGCTAAAACCGCCACCTAAGTTGACTGTGTCTGAATGGGCTGACCAGTATCGCCAGTTGTCGTCAGAAAGTTCTGCGGAAGCGGGTAAGTGGTCTACGCGTCGTGCTGAATATCAGCGTGGCATGATGGATGCTGTGAGCGATCCTAAGATTGAGACTGTCGTTCTGATGACTGCTGCCCAGATTGGTAAGACTGAGCTGATCAATAATGTGGTCGGATTTCACATTCATCAGGACCCTGCGCCCATGTTGATTGTTCAGCCAACCTTGGAGATGGCGCAAACTTGGTCGAAAGACCGTCTTGCTCCGGCGATTAGGGACACCCCTGTTTTGCATGAAAAGGTTGGCGATCCTCGATCCCGTGATGGTGGCAATACAACGCTGCATAAAGTGTTTCCTGGTGGTCATGTCACGGCTGCGGGTTCAAACAGTCCTGTTTCTTTGGCGTCCCGACCATGTCGCTTAATTTTGTGCGATGAGGTTGATAGATATCCACCATCAGCGGGGACAGAGGGTGATCCGGTTTCACTTGCGCGAAAACGTGCGACGACATTCTGGAATAGAAAGATTGTTTTGGTGAGTACTCCAACTGAAAAGGGAGCATCTCGGATTGAGCAAGCTTACGAAGAAAGTGACCAACGTAAGTTTCATGTTGAATGCCATGACTGCAAAGAGTGGCAGGTTTTGCAGTGGTCTAACGTGAAGTGGTCAAATAGTGATCCACGCACTGCTGAATACACATGTGAGCATTGTGGATCGTGCTGGAATGATGCTGATCGATACAAAGCAATTAGGTACGGTGAATGGCGAAAAACGGCAGATGGCGATGGAAAGACAGCAGGTTTTCACCTTTCCGCGCTTTATTCTCCTTGGACATCATTAGAAGAAATAGTGAGAGACTTCATCGCATCAAAACGCGATCCAATGCGTCTAAAGACGTGGGTAAACACAACTCTGGGCGAAACGTGGGAAGATCAAGGCGAGACACTTGACGAGTACGATTTGATGAACCGCCGCGAAGATTATGGCGATGAGCTGCCTGAAGATGTGCTTGTTATTACGGCTGGTGTGGATATTCAGGATGATCGTGCGGCAGTCGAGATCGTGGGTTGGGCTGAAGGTGAGCGTAGTTACAGCCTGTTTTATGATGAGTTCTATGGTGATCCATCTACGAAGGATTTCTGGAATGTACTTGATACGACGTTATTACAATCGTTCAAACATCCGTTATCTGGCGATATGGTGATTAGGTCAACGTGTGTGGATAGTGGTGGTCACTATACCCAGCAGGTTTACAACTACTGTAAAACTAGGGCGGGACGTAGGATATTCGCGATTAAAGGTGTTGGCGGTGAAGGTAAGCCAATCATTGGGCGACCCACAAAAAATAATATTGGTAAGATCAATCTATTCCCTGTCGGAACAGATACGGCCAAGGAGCTGATCTTTGCCAGACTGCGGATTAAAGACTTCGGCCCCGGATTTTGCCACTTTTCGTCGCAGAATTCAGATGAATACTTCCGTATGCTGACCTCAGAAAAGAAGGTAACGCGTTATTTTAAAGGTCGGCCAAAGCGTGAATGGATAAAGATTCGGCAGCGAAACGAGGCTCTAGACTGTCGCGTATACGCGACCGCAGCATTTAGCCTTCTGAACATAAATCTAGATGTTGTTGCAAAACATGCACAAAATAGGGTACAATCGGACCAAATGCAGCCAAAACGTCGCCCTGCTTTGCCTCGGCGTAATTCGTTCGTTCATGGGTATAAATAAATATGGCTAATCTTTTTGACGCTGCGAATGCTCCCGAAGGAGAACCAACTGAGATTGTCGTTGGTGACTTCATCCAATGGAAAAAAGCATTAATAGCGCAAGATTACCCAACTGCTACACATTCTGCTGAATATGTTGCGCGTATTACTGGTGGTGGCGCGAATGAGATAAAGGTGTCTGCAACTGAGACGAATGGTTACTATTTGTTCACGGTAGATAGTACAACATCAGCGGATTTTGTCGTAGGACGCTATCATTGGCAACTTGAAATCACAGAGACATCATCCGGCAATAGATTGGTTGTTGAGCGGGGTGAATTTGAGGCGATCCCTGACTTAGACGTAAATCAGTCTGATCCGCGCAGCCACGCAGAAAAGATGGTGCCTTTGATTGAGACTGTGATGGAAGCGAAGGCCGCAGGTGGCGATGTTTCATCATACAGCATCAATGGCCGTTCTGCGAACAAGATGACCTATGCTGAATTGATTGAGGCTAGGGATTATTACAAGGCAGAGCTTAATCGCCATCGTAGGGAAGAACTAATCAAGCGCGGCAAGGCAAGCTCAAACACAGTTAAGGTGAGGTTCATTTGATGGGGATTTTAGACTTATTTACCCGACAGAAGAAACAGCCTCGCCAACGTAACTATGCTGCTGCCGCCAAAGGGCGGCTTTTCGCTGATTTCATTGGGTCTAATCGGAGTGCTGACAGTGAAATCCGTTGGGCTATTCGTGATATTAGAAATCGCAGTCGTGATCTTGAGCGAAATAATGAATATTTCCGTCGCTATCTTCAGCTTCTTCGCACTAATGTAGTTGGCGAAGGCGGGTTTAACTTGCAGATCAAAGCTAGAAACCCAGACAATAGTTTAGATCGTCCAGGCGCAAACATTGTTGAGGGTGCTTGGAAAGAATTTTCGCGCATTGGCGGCTGTACGGTTGATGGCCGGATGTCGATGATTGATCTGTGCAATCACGTTATTACGGGTATGGCGCGTGATGGCGAAGTGTTCCTTCAGGTCGTAAAAGGCAACTATTTGCGACACGGTATTGCTGTTCAGATCATTGAACCCGACCGCGTCGATGAGGAAAAGAATGAGTTAGCACCAAACGGTAACCAAATTCGTATGGGGGTAGAGCTTGATGGTCGCACAAAGCGTCCTGTCGCTTACCATGTGCTGACGTACCACAAGGGTGATTATGATTATATGTTACCTCAGAACGAGCGGAAATATGAGGTAATTCCTGCCGATGAGATGATGCACATCTATCGCGTTGAACGGGCAGGTCAAACGCGCGGTGTGCCTTGGTCAGCCGCCGCTCTCTCGTCCCTGAAGATGCTCCACGGGTATCGAGAGGCTGAATTGGTCGCCGCGCGTACCGCTGCTGCGAAGATGGGCTTCTTTACATCTCCGGCGGGTGACGGATTTACCGCTGATGGATTTGAGGATGAAGATAATACGGTTCCAATCTTCGATGCGGAAGCGGGATCATTCCATCAATTGCCAGCGGGTGTATCATTCCAAGCATTTGATCCATCACACCCAACCTCTGCATTTGCTGACTTTGAGAAGGCGATCTTGCGTGGGATCGCGGGTGGATTGGGTGTTAGCTATACGTCACTAGCGAATGATCTTGAGGGTACGAGCTATTCTTCAATTCGTCAGGGCGCACTCGAAGAGCGTGACTTTTATAAAACGATGCATCGCTTTATGATTGATCACTTCCTTGATCCATTTTACCGCATGTGGCTCGAGCATGTTATTAACTTTAACTTCATCCCAATTTCCGGCGCACAGAAATTTAGCAAGTTTAGCATGGATGTCTCATGGCGTGGTCGCGGATTCCAGTGGGTTGATCCGCTTAAAGAAATTAACGCAGCAGTTGTTGGGTTGCAGAATGGCATTCTGAGCCACTCTGATATTGCAGCTAATTATGGTCGTGATGCTGAAGAGACATTTGCGCAGATTGAGCGTGATCAAGAGACAGCAGCTCAGTTTGGTTTGAATATGGCATATCAACCGTTTGGCGATAAGCTGCCAGTTCCTGCGGAGGGTGAAGATGTCGAACAAACCGACTAGCGGAATGAAGACTGAAGCCCAGCGTGGACTTGATTGGCGTAAAGAGTTTGGTCGCGGCGGCACCGAAGTAGGTATTGCCCGTGCGCGTGATATCGTCAACGGTAAGAATTTATCAGATGATACAGTGAAGCGGATGTATTCATTCTTTAGCCGTCACGAAGTTGACAAGAAGGCTGAAGGTTTTCGCCCTGGAGAAGAGGGATTTCCGTCAAACGGCAGGATCGCCTGGGCGTTGTGGGGCGGTGACAGCGGTTACTCATTTAGCCGTAAAATTGCAGAACGTCTGAAGAAAGAGGATCGCACTATGCAAGATATGGATGAATCTGATACTATATCCCCAGATATTGAGGATAAAACAATGATTGATGAAGTCAGAGAAGAGGTCATTGAAGAGGTTTCCGTAGAGACTGAAGAGGTCTTGGATTCTGAAGTGGCCCAAGTCGAAAATAGATTTGACCGCGAAGAGATGAAGACACGCGGCATGATGTTCGACTCCAAGGTGATTGATGAAGATAAGCGCACGGTTCAAATCGCTGTATCCAGTGAAGAGCCAGTTGAGCGCAGCTTCGGCACTGAAATATTAGATCATGATGAACGTAGCATTGACCTTAGCTTTGCGCGTTCCGGCACTATGCCATTGCTGTTGGACCACGATCCGCGTCAGCAAATTGGTGTAGTTGAAGATGTTCGCCTCGATGGCTCGGCACGGCGTCTCCGTGCGACGGTTCGTTTTGGAAGAAATGGGCTTGCCAAAGATGTGTTCGAAGATGTTGTTGATGGTATCAGACGCAACATTTCTGTTGGCTACCAAGTCAACTCAATGGTCGAGGACAACAAGGGTCGCTACCGCGTTGATAATTGGCTACCAATGGAGGTATCCGTTGTCGGAATCCCAGCAGACAGATCAGTCGGCGTGGGACGCTCTGCAACAGATGCGCCACCCGCACAACCCAAACCTGAAACTCTTATTAAGGAGACTACTATGACTGATGAAGTTCAAGTAGACGTAGAGGCGGTTCGCGCAGAAGCAGCACGTTCCGCAGCTAAAGACACTGCCGAAATGTATCGCCTAGCAGCAAAGCACAACAAACGCGATATGGCAGACAAAGCGGTTGCAGAAGGCCGTTCACTAGCGGAATTCCGTGGTGAATTGTTGGAAGCAATCGGAAACGCGCCACTAGACACACAAGAGATTGGCCTAACAAAGAAAGAAGTTCGTAACTTCTCTTTGATGAAAGCAATCCGTGCGATGGCGAACCCAACAGACCGTAATGCACAAGCGGAAGCAGCATTCGAGTTTGAAGCATCACAAGAAGCAGCGAAACGTGCTGGCGCAGACCCACAAGGTCTATACATGCCACACGACGTTATGCGTTCATGGGCGCAACGTGATCTGAACACATCAGACGATAGCGCAATGGTTGCAGAAGCGTATCGCGGCGGTGACTTCATTGACGTACTACGCAACGCATCATCAGTGATGCAAGCTGGCGCGACAATGTTGACAGGTCTACAAGGTGACGTAAAAATCCCTAAAA